AAGGATAACCCTCATAGGTTCCAAGAATGCTTTATTGAATTGTAGTTCATAGTCGATGTATTTGTCCAATCCCAATTCCTTAGGAAACTCCTGAATATAAGAGATTACATTCTCTCTGATTGGATTGGGAAGTTTTAAATAACAAAATTTAATTTTTTCACCATTCTGAATTGCTGCATACTTTTTATCCAGTTTCTTTTCCTTAATAAAATGATTATATAGAAGAGCACCACGGACGTGAATTGGAGTTCCTTTTCCATAAATTGTTGCGTGTGCTTTATGCTTTACTACATCAGAAACAGTTCTTGGGAATGAAATCTCTTCAACAGAAAGATTAGTAAACTCTTTGCGGGACTGTTCAATATAATCAATCATATCATCTTCAGTCTTAGTCATAATGAGTTTAAGTGCATCCTTAATCATCTGACGACAAGGAGCAGGAGTAGAAGACTTAACTGCTTCCAGTCCCATAATCTTTAGTTTTGGTTGTTCATATCGAACACCTTCACTGTCCCACACATTAAGAATGTACCGTTTCTTGGCAGTCCAGATTCCACGATCGGCAATATTTTCCCGTTTCATCTGCATCTTCTGCTCATATGCATTCACATAGTCAGCCAATTCTTGGTAAGAACTTTCAATATAAGGCTCAAGTTCCATTTTACAGATCTTATCAAGGAACGAGACAATTTTCTCACGAGTCTCCTCTCTTCCTTTGTATACACATTGCACCAAAGGACCCATATTAAGATAGATAGAATCAGTATCTGAAGCAATAACATAATCAACATCATCAGTTTTCAACACCTTATTTAGATACTTATTCATTTTGCCTTCAATCCAACGGATTGATACTTGCCCAGACAAAGTAATTGCCTCAGCATTTGCCAATTTATAGTATCTAAAATATTGGTTTCCAATGGCACCATAAGCAGAGTTCAAAGAAATTTTCTTTGCCATCTGAATATTATTACAACGAGCAATCTCCTTTTCCAAATCTCTGGTGGGAGTTTTCTCATATGCTTTCTTTGCCTCAATCATCTTCTTTTTGAAGATCACTCGGTCTCCATACATCTTCTCCATCAACTCAGGGAGGAATCCCTTCACGTCCTTACGATACATTGCACCATTGGCACAAACCGCATAATCCTTATAGAGTTCAAAGTTGATTTGCTCCTGGAGAATTCTATCCACAGTTGCTTGAGGATGCCTCTCATCTAGAAGTGTTTCTGGAGAGATATTATATTGCATAATAAGATGAGGATACAGAGAGTTGAGGTCAAAACTGACAACCCAATCATAAATCCCAGGAATTGGTTCTTTGACATATGCCCCTGCGTATTTTTCATCCTTTGATGATTTATCTTTAGGGGGAATAACAATGTTGCGTTTCTTAAGGTAATTGTAAATAATGGCATCCCAAGTTCTTACCTGAAAAAACACATCATTATAATTAACCTTAGCATCATATGCCATGGTCAAAAGCAACTCAATGAGTTTCATCTTGTCTTCCAGTTGGTCAACAAGTTCAACGTCTTTGATGTTATAGTCAACAAACTTTTGCCAATCTTTAGTATAGAAATCTCGGAAAGTATCAAACTCGGAGTGGTCCAACTTTTTTTGTCCCAGTTCCACAAATGCAATGTGGTCAAGTCGATATGATTCTTGGTTTGTGTAAGTGAATTTCTTATACAAATCAAGATAGTCAATCACAGACACACCAGCAATCTCATAGGAGATTTGCTCCCTACCCTGAATAACAAGTTCTTTCCTGCGAATATTTCCCCAAGGAGAAAGACGACGTGCTTCCTTCTCACCCAGAATACGTTCGATACGTCCAGCAATATACGGAATATCATACAACTCACAGTTCCATCCAGTGATGGCATCTGGAGTATTCTGTTGCCAAAATGCAAGGAACCGATGAACCAAATCGATTTCATCAGAACATCTTACATAGGCAACATCCTTACGAGTGTTCTCATACTGCCGAGCATTTGCAAAGCAAACAATCTGCTTTGTTGCATAATTCTGCAGAGTAATTGTCAGAATTTCTTCTGCACAATCAAAGACATTTGGGAATCCACCTTCAGCAGAAACCTCAATGTCAATTGTAAACAATCGAATCTTTGTAATATCAAATTTGATTTCTTCTTCTGGATATTTGTCCGAGATATACTGTGCTTTGTAGTTGTCATTACCATAGACAGTAAATCCTTCAACCTTAGAATATTTGTCCAGAAATTCCTTACAGTCAGAAATCTTTCCAGGTTGAATAGGTTCGACTGGATATCCATCCAACGTTCTATATTTTGTTTTTTTCTTTGAAGGAACAAATAGAGTGGGTTGATAATCCTCTTCTATTTGAAAGTATTCACCATTGTCATAACCACGGACCAACATTTTATTAAATTTTTCATAGACGTTGGTGTAAAATCTCATTGTGTAAGTTCTAGATATTTGTCAAGAATAGTTTTTTTAGGTTCAACCATAGTTAAAATTTTATCAGAACTAATCATTAGTTCTTTAGTTTTTGTATAATCTGTCATCCAAGGTTGCATATCATCACCATTGATGATATACGGATTTATTAACTTACAATCAGGCTGTCCCAAATCTGCAACAACTTCTTCTACTTCACATATCAGGAATGTATTGTTCGTTAAGAGAACTAACATCATCATCTTCTCCGAGTCCATTCATTTTCTCCTCATAAGATTCTTTTACCATATCAATCGGTTCAACAATTGTTACAATCCAATCTTTTTTTACTGGAATATTTTTATCTTTAGACAAAGGCATCCAAGGAATGAAAGAAACTTTATATTCTCTTTCATTTTCATCTTCCATCAAAACAGTATTTGATATTAATTTAACAACTACTGGATTAGAGAAAATGAGGGAAATTACATTTCCGTCTTCATCTACAAGTTCTTTGATGTCTGCAACAACATCTTCTCCTGATTTTAATACTGCTAATTTTACTGCCATATCAACAACATAGGTTAATTCTAGTCTACCAATAAAAAAGGGGGAAGTCAACTGGATTTTGCCAGTCGTTCCCCTGCGCCGACGATATTCAATTATATTTATAGATAATCTTTTCGTTTGTGGTGGTCGGGAACAATCTTCTTTAAGTGGACAGAGAGGAGTCCGTCTTCAAAGGATACATCTGCGACTTCTGTATCGTCTGCCAGTGTCCAGGCTCTCTTGAAAGATCGTTGAGCCAATCCCTTATGGACGTAGTTGGTTTCAGATTCTTTATCCTCTTTTTGTCCTTCGACAAATAGTTTCCCATCTTGTGTATAGACATAAACCTCCTTCTTCTTAAATCCAGCAAGTGCAAGTTCAAGACGTGATTCTACGTTGCTTACTTGAACTAGATTGTAAGGGGGATAGTTAGAAGTTGTTTCATGAATCTTAAAAATACGATCAAAGTATTCATCCATTCCAATTGTGTTGCGATTAATTCTCTCCAGCAAAGCAGGAAGATCCGCAGCCTGATATTTCATCAGATTAGTCATTATGGTAGCTCCTTTAAAAGCGAGTTTGTGTTTTGTGGACCCCGAAGGCATCCTTAATATTATATATCATAAGACACTAAAAAAGGGGGTGTTGACCCCCCTACAAAATTATTCGGTTTCCCCTTCAACTCTTTTTTTCTTAGCACCAATATTATATTTGGTTTCCAAAATCCAATCACCCTTATCCTTATAAGATAGAACTTTAATTTGATTGAGAGGTGCAATATCTTGAATCTTATTAACATCAACAACAGTAATCAATCCCCAATCAGCAAGTAATTGAGTAATTCTATTACGACGTTGAACATCATTTACGGTAAGGTTTGCTGGTTTTCCATCCAAAGCAAACAATTCCTTAAAATGAACAAGGTAGTACTTACCTTGTTTATGCAGAATATGGCAAGATTGATAAATCTTTTTTTCTTTGCGTGATGCTACACCAATTCTGGTAAGAGTCTCACGAACCTTCAAAAAATCATCTGGTTCATTAAGAATAACTTCCACCATTTGGTCTGGTGACCACTTCACTTCAGGTTCTTGAACGACGCTCATTTTGTTCCTCCAACATCAAGTTTTTGTTTAATGAAATTAATTTGTTCTTCAGAAAGAATCCTCAACGCTTGCTCTGCCTTTTCAGTACTATATCCATAGTAAGATTTGACGTATTCAAGGTCTTTAATTTTTTCCTTTTTTATCCAAGGAGAAAATCTCTTCTTGGTTCTCACAGTATTTATAAGAAAATCATATTGAAGTTTCTTATCTAGTCTGTTATTGATATTCAATTCATTAACAAACATAATACAATCAATGCTG